AGAAAGCTGACGCCCACCTCGCCGGTCAGGGTGAGCATCCGTCTGATCCGCGCCGCAATCATCCAGCTCGAAAAACAAGCTTGACTCTCCCCGCTCCAGAGCTATCCTGATTGTGAGGGCTGCGGCCCTGTTCTCTTCTCCAGGCCGAGGTCTCGGGCGAACCTCGAAAAAAACCCGACACAATTCAGCGGCCCGGAACGTGGGTCTCCCGCCACACAGGCGGGATCGTCAACAATCATTGCGGGATACGGGCTCGGTTAGGAAGCCCGCTGGGCTCATACCCCAGTGCCCACAGGGCTTGGACGGTGCAACCCCGTCTCCCGCATCCAACGAACGCGCCCGGCTCCGTGGCGCAGAAGCTTTCTAAGTTACGGGCAAAGATCACTAGGCCGTCTCGTCCACACTGTGCCCACGGGCTACAAGGGCGAAGGCGGCCACGACTTTTTCGTCCCTCGTCCAACTGGCAGGATACCGCGCTCTGAACGCGACGATCACCGTTCGAATCGGTGGGGACGAACCAACAGGGTGTAACTCAGCGGTAGAGGTCCTGGCCTGGAACCAGGAAGTCGGAGGTTCGATCCCTTCCACCCTGACCAACGTAGGCCGCACGCACGACAAGAGCCCGAAAGGGAACGCTCCAGGTCTATCGGCGTGCGGCCACCTTCTCCAGCTGTGGGTCACCAGCCGCAGCCCCACACGCTCCCGGATGAACAGCTAGGCGCGACGGTCCGTCATGTCGACGTGACGGGAGGCAGCCGGAGCACGGGACGCCAAGCCCGAAAACCTTTCCGAGGCCCGGGAGCGTGTGGATTAGTTTTTCAGGAGCACGACATGGCCGGACTACTCAGCTCTCCAACCACTTTCCTTGAAAGCCTCGTGGCCAGCCGCTACCCGCACGCGCGGGTTGAGATGCTGCCCTATGGCTCAACAGCCCATTCTGCCAACCGATATCGGGTGAGCTTCGAGGTCGACGTGTCGCAGATCAGCCGCGAGGAACGCGCTCGAAAGATTCTCAGCATGTGTGAGCCGCAGCGCCGGAGAAAGTGCCGGCTTCACTGGGGCCGGAAGCACTGATGTTCTGGTGTCTCCGCTACCAAGGCCTCGGCCGCTGGGAGCTCGTGGCGATCGTGGGCGACTCCACCATGGCTTTCGACTGGCTCAACAGCCCATTCTCCCAGGAGCGCCGGCGTGTCGTTCGAGTGTGACGAGCTGGAGGACGAGCTCCCCACTCAATGGGAGCTCTACGCGAACCCAGACCTTGACGGGTCGTGGGAGCTCTACGCGGCCAGCCTGGACTGGAGCGACCGAGCGAACGCCTGGAGCCCGATTGCGCTGCGCTGGCTCACCGAGCGCTACGCTACTGCTTCTGATACCATCGACCGAATCGCGAGTCGAGATAGCCCGTTGATGGTGCGGGTCCGGGCGGAGTCGGAGTGGCTGGACCTGGCTCGGGTGGCTTTTTGGCCCGAGCGGCAGCCCGTCTGGACTCCGACAAGCGTTTCCCTTGGTCGGCTACACGCTTCCGCAGAGCCTCGATGCTCTTGCGCTGACGAGCGATTGCGGCCTCCGATGCAATGAGGCGCTTGCGCATGGCCTCCAGCTTGGTGATCGTTTCTCCCAGCTCCCGCTGGACGTCGTTGACGAGGAACGCTTTGGGCATCATGCGGCGATCCTGTAGTTGACGATCATGCGGAGCTCGTTCCACACTCGGAAGCGCAGCCCGCCCGACTCCAGGCAGGGCTCCAGGATCATGACCAGCTGACTCGTCGCGGCCATCTTTTTGACGTGGTACAGGCAGAGCTGACGCGACATCCCGAGCTCTACGGCCAGCTCGCGAACCGTGAAGCCCTCGTCCGCATGACTCAAGATCGCACGGATGCGCGCCTGGAGCGTGATCGTCTTGGGTGTGGACGCGCTGCGCCAGTTGGGGCGCGGGAGCCGCTGACGCTTGCTCTTGTGCTTGCCTCGCTTGACCGTCTTGGTGCGGCGGCGCTGCTTGGCCGGTTCGCGGCACGCAGGAGCAAAGCCGGAGACGCTGTGGACGGGTTCGTGGGGGGTGGTATCAAACATCATGTCCACCCCTTAAGCACACCACGCGCCGACAGCACAACCCCAGCGCAACCTTCCGAATACACACGACTGCTCAAACCTGATTGCGCTTTGCGCCGAGGCAGCGCGTCACGACGATCGCAGATTGACACGGCAAGACTGCCGCCATAGGGTGCTCCGATGCTGACTCCAATTCTCTGCGCCGTGATTGGCGCGCTGATCCTACTCCTGGCCTTTCAGCAGTGGATGCACGAACGGGTGATGATCCGCGCGGAGGCGCGCTGGGCCGCCGTGCCGCCGCTGGACTACCTGCTCCCCGAGCCCGAGCCTATCCCGCTCACCGAGCGCCTGAACAGCGGCTGGGGGGAGCTCCGGGAGCTGGCGCCCACGCGCCGCCTCGACGTGCCGATCCACCCACGCTTCGAGAGCTACGGGGTGGATGTGAGTGTGGCCCCGACAATTGGGATCCGCTGATCGCTTTTTTCTTGACCAGGTCCAGCCTCTCGTGGCACTACTAGGACATGACCAAGACGCAAGCCAACCAGAACCGAGCCGCCATGAACAACGCGCTGGATCAAGCGCTCGACTGCGAATCCCTCGGGATCGCGGCCGTCCGTTGCTGCCTGGAGACCGCGCTGGCCCACGCCGGAGCCCTGGCCAAGGGCGAGGCCCTGGAGCAGCGCTACGAGTGGCGCGTGAACGAGACCCGCCTGGCCCTCCACGCGCAGGGCTTCAACGTCGGGCTCTGAAAGACGTATCCCCGGGCCGGTTCAATGCGGCGCCGGCCCGGGGGAAGCATCGGAGGAACCATGAGCCGGAGACTGAAACGATACGCCGACCGGAGGGCCTGGAAGCCCTACCGGTCTTTGCCGCGTCCGCCCGAGAACGACGATCCAGGGCCGCGCGGGGAGCTCTGGATCGTGGACGGCGCGCTGGGTGAGATCGAGCGCGTGGACGAAAAAACTGTTGACGAGGAGTCGTCAGACCGCTAACATAATAAGTGTAGAGTGCTTGATCGCTCTGTGGCCCGCCTACAGCCACCCTGAAAAGACGATCTTGAGGGTTTCGGTGACCTTTTCCAGCCGCCTGGGAAAACCGAGACAGTGCACGGCTGTCCCGTGTTCCCTCAAGATTCTTTCAGGTTCACATGGCTGTTTCGCCTACCTCATTCGCAATCAACTGGCTGAACCGCTGGTACATGAAGCTGGACCGGGTCCACGCGGCCTCGATCAAGGGCTCCCCGTGGCTGAAGCGCGTCCGCTACGAAAACACCGGCGGTGAGGCTGTCGCTCAGCCGTTCGTGCTCTACGGGCACCGCGGCGAATCCGGAGACCTCGCGACCGCGCAGGGGATCTCCGCCAACCAGAAGAGCTCTCGGAAGCTCCGCTGGCTCGTCCCCTACGGCTCCTACGAGGGCTCGATCCGCGTGCCCCACCGCGACATCGCGCTGTCCCGAAAGGACAAGGACGCTGCGGCCAAGGCCATGCAGTTTGACGTTGACCTGGCGCTGAAGCAGCGCGGGGCCAACATGGTCCGGCTCTGGTTCGCGAACCCGGGCTACTCGCTGGTTGGCGCCGTGCGCGCGCACGCGGCGGGCGTGATCTCCGGCCTGACGGCGCAGGAAGCATCGAACTTCATCCCGGGCGATCAGATCGTCCCGGCCACCACGAGCGGAAACAGCGCCTCGGACGTCCTCGTCCCCGGCTCTGGTGTCGGCTACGTCGTGAGCCGCGACCTGCGCGCGGGCACCGTCTCCGTCTCGGCCACGCCGGGCGGCACGGTCGGCGCTCCCGCGAACTGGGCCGCGACGAACTACTTCTACTTCCGCCAGGGTGAGTTCCTCCCGGCGTCGGGCGGCGCGATCGACATGATCACGCCTCTCCAGGCGTATCTCCCGCCCGCGCCCGTGACGAGCGTCCTCCACAACGTGGACCGGTCGATCGACTCGATCCTGTCGGGCTTCAACCCGCCGGATTCGAGCCTCACGGGCAAGTCGATCAGCGCCCGCGTGAAGCGCACGGTCAACGAGCACCGGGAACAGCTCGGCTACATGGCCGAGGACTCGGAGCTGGACTGCGCCTACCTGAACCCGCTCGACTGGGGCAAGTGTGAGGAAGAGCTCACCACGCACCTTTCGCGCTCCCCGGCGCAGACGGCCGAGGACGGATACCAGTTCATCGAGCTCCAGACGGCCAACGGCAAGCTGAAGCTGATCAGCGAGCCCCAGGTTCCTCGCGGCGTGATCTTCCTGCTCAGCCAGAACGACATCGCCTGGCACACGCCCTCGGGCACCGTCGCAGAGATGGTGGACGAGGACGGCTCGATCGTCAGCCGCATGGCGAACAGCAACGATCTGGAGCTCCGCCCGGTCTCCTACATCGCGGCCAAGATGTCCGCTCCCTACAAGCACTGCCGCCTTTCGGCCACGGTGTAATCCGCAGAGGACGCGGGTCCGGTATCCAAACCCGGCGCTCGCACGCTCATAACGCCCCGCGTCCTCGGCTTCTACTTCAGGAGATCCCATGGCTCTGATCGACACTGCTCCAAACCTCTACGGCCCCAAGTTCTTCGGGGACCTCTCGCTGTGCTTCATCGTGATCGAGAACACGGCGCGAGTCGCCGCGGAGAGCTCCGCCGAGACTGGCGTTACCAGCGCCGGGTCCGGTGTATACAACCTCACGTTCCCGAAGGCAACCCTTGGTTGGGTTCTCGGCCCTCCGACGCTGATTGGCGTGGCCGGCGCGACAGCGGCCGAGGTGATCGCGTTCGATGCGGACGCGGGCACCATGCAGATTGACACGGGTTCGGACCTGTCGGGTGGCGATCGCTGCCACGTGGTTCTGATTCTCGGAGCCCCGTAAACCTCTCGTTTTTTCAAAGGATACCCGAATGTCTCTCACCAACTCCACCTCCACCTCGTTCGTCCAGATCCTCTACCCGACCCAGAGCTCTGGCGGCGCGAACGGCACGGACGCAATCCCCGGGAACAGCGTCACCGACCTGACCGGCCTTTTCAGGGCCGCGAGCGACGGTGATCGTCAGGCCCTCATGAAGATCTGCGGCGGGCTCGGTGGCCCGGACTACATCTTCACCGGCAATACGGCCGGCGCGGAGACAGTGAACTTCAGCGTCTCGTTCGCGAACCTCCTGAAGCTCTACGCCGCGCAGGTCTCGGGCGTCACCCGCCTGGCGATCACCGCGCGCGTGCACTGCCGCTCGGCAGCGGTCGCGACGTCGGGCTACTGGCAGGTCACCCAGGTGTTCGACGATATCTCGGGCACCATGACGGCGCTCGGCACCCAGGCCGTGGACGAATGGATCGAAGGCGCGGCCACGACGGACCCGGCGCTGACGAACAGCGGCAGCAACACGCTCCAGGTCGCTGTCACCTCGCTGGCGGCCGCGGCTGTTCGCGTCGAGCTGTTCGTCGACCACGTGGCGTAACACCCCGCGCGTGCGGGGAGAAAGCGTTGCACCGCATGTTCCTGTACGATGAAGCTGGGGAGCTCTGGGAGGTCCCCGAGGAAGACGTGGAGCTGGAGCCGGACGGCTCGGGCTTCTGGCTTCTGGCCGCAGAAGACGAGGACTCGGAAGAGTTCTACGCCTTCGAGGCCGAGTAACCCCGTCGAGGCTCCCAGCCGAGACACCCGCGCGTGCCCCCGCGGATCGCATAAGTAGGGGCGCCCCAAAGGTTTTTTCATGCCCAACATTCTCAAGAACAAGCAGGTTCAGGCCGCGTTCGTGGCCCTGATTCTCGCAGTCCTCGCGGCCCTCGGCCTCCAGGGCTGCAAGACGCTCCAGCCCGCGGAGCTCCCCGCCTACAACCGGTGCCTGACCGAGGCCGAGGCCGACGCGCAGGCCAAGGTCAACGCTGAGTGTCCGGCCGGCGTCGAGGCGTGCCCCGCGTTCGACCGCATCGTGGCAGAGCTCGAAGCCGCGCAGAAAGGGTGCCGCCCATGAGCTACCTCACCCTCGCACGGTTGCTGCTCTCCCTCGCCCCGAGCCTGCGCACGGCTCTGGTGGCGCTGATCAAGGCCCTCCAGTCCGGTGACGAGGCGAAGGCGTTCGAGGCCTACGAGGCCGCACGCCGGGTCGCGTTCATCGCGAGGCAGAAGCGCTGATGGCTGCGCCGCTCCCGCCGCTCCCCATGGGGGACGAGCTCGAAGGCGCGCCGGTCGAAGGTCCCGAAGATCTGGACGCGCCGCTGGCCGGGCTCGAAGATCTCGACCCTCAGTTCGCGGCCGACGTCTCGGAGGCGTTGCCCGACCTCTCGGACGAACAGATCGCCGCGCTCCAGCGCGCAGTCCTCGGCTTGCTCGGACGGTGAACCATGCCGCTCGGGAAGGCCTCGAAGCTGAAGCTGGCGACGTGCCACCCTGACCTCCGGAGGCTGATCGAAGCTGTCGCGGCCGGGGTGGACCAGGGCGATCTGACCTACGCCGGGATCACCGATATCACGGTGCTCTGTGGCTACCGCGGCCAGGCCGAGCAGGATCAGGCCGTCGCAGACGGCGCGTCCGAGACTCCGTGGCCCCGCAGCAAGCACAATCGCGTCCCGGCTGACGCCGTGGACGTCTCCCCCTATCCCGTGGACTGGGATGTCCGCCGGCTGGAGATCCTCCACGCCTACATCGCGGGCGTCGCCCATGCGCTCGGGATCGACCTGTTCGATATCTCGTGGGATCGGCCCCACATCCAGAGGAACGTTCCCTAATGTTCACCCAGACCCTCGGCACGACCACGACCGGCTTCGAAGGCGAGTTCCGCTATCTGTCGGACACGGAGGGCCTGGGTACGTCCGTCGGGCGCCACCCGAGCGCCAACCTGCTCCCGGTGTTCAATTCGAGCTACCGGCGGCTCCGGGAGTTCGTGGTCAGCCTCGGGTACACCCAGTTTTGCCGGCCCGGCACGACCACGGCGCTCCCGACAAGCGCGGTGGAGACGGGCGAGACGTACGCCGTGATCGACGTGGGCACGGACGGGAGCGCCACGGGCGTCTCCAACATCGAACAGATCAAGATGTTCGACGTCAAGGGGACTAACGGCCAGTGGCGCACGCTCCCCGAGGTGACGATCCTCCAGCTCCGGGACTACGCCAGCACCGTCTCCGGGCCGCCCCGCGCGTGGTGCTGGCTGAACGGGCCCGCCTTCGGGGCGCTGGCTTCCCAGTCCAAGGGCTCGATCGCCGTGACGCCCGTCCCGAACGGCGGAAGCTACAAGCTGTGGACCATGGCCGAGGCGATCCCGGTCAGCGGCACGTCCGACTTTTTCATCTACCACACCGAGGACTGGCGCATGTGGCACATGTACGATGCCATGAGCCAGATCGTGGGCGCTCGCGACAAGGACACGGCCAAAAAGCTGGACTATATCGTGAACAACCGGCTGAACGTCAACGTCCCCGGGAGCCCGGCCTACAACATCTCGACCCAGCGCCCGACCGCGGCCGGCCCTCGCACGTGGACGCGGTCTAGCGCCTACCGCGGCGCCATGCCGCGCTGGGGGCGGTAATGCCGGTCCGTCGCTTTCAGCCGCCGGGCGCCGGGGAGCTCCCGCGCGCCTCGTTCGATCGCGTCTCCCAGGTGATCGACGAGCTGGCGCCGCTGGAGCAGTTCCCGCTCCGCGCGGAAGCGCAGCTGAACGTTGCGGCCGGTTCGTTCACACGCCTGGCGCCGCGCTCGGCCGGACAGAACGTAATGATCCCGCGCGCCTCGGCCGCAAACTTCGGCCAGACCATTACGCTGTTCGTCAAGAGCTCTGCGGGAGCGCTGCGGGTGCGAGCTGTCGACGGAACGATCAACGGAGAGACCTCGGTCAGTTTCGGGGCCAGGATCACGGCCGTGATCGTGCTCGTGTCCGACGGAGACGCCGGCTGGGCTTGCGCTACCGCGCTCGACACTTTGCCGGCGATCCCGGCCGGAACTGTGCTGGGCAACCCAGCAGGTGGCACGGACCCGGACGTTGTTCAGCCGATCGACGCGCTCGACGCTTTGCCAGCGATCCCGGCTGGAACTGTGCTGGGCAACCCAGCGGGCGGCACGGACCCGGACACGGCGCAAGCGCTAACCGGTGTGCAGGTCGGCGAGATCATGCGCTGGAGCACGGTCCAAACGATTAGCCTTTCGCCTGGCGGGACGTTCGCCAATGTGACTATTGATGAGAACGCCAATATTGTGCGTTTCACCAACGGCGGCGCGACCGCGATCGTTGAAAGCATCGCGGCTCCCGCTCGCGCCGGGCAGGTGTTCTTTGCGACGATGGCCACCGGGGGTGGTGATGAAACGATCTTCCTCCCGGAAGTGTCGACCGCTACGGACAACAACCGAATCGAAACGCCCGGTGACATTCCGTTTCGGATCGCCGATCATCTCTACGCGCTTTTCGCGTACGTCGACACAGGCGCGCGCGCGCGATGGGTAATTATCGGCCCGCCCTCCGGCACCTACGCGCGAACCGAACAGAGCATCTCGGCCGCCGGAGCCGTTACGACGCTAGAGCCCGCGGCGACGGCCGTCAGCTTCAGCAACACTCGCGCCGTGATCGACAGCATCAACGGCGGAACGGACACGGGTCGGCTCCTTTACTGCCGTTTTGTCGGCACGGGCCCACACACCGTCAAGCACAACGGTGCGGGCGGGGGAACTGAAGCAGACATCATCTGTCCGGGCAACACAAACAAGTTGTTCAACACCCGGGGCTCATTCTTGCTGCGCGCGATCGGATCATCCGGCTGGACAATGCTTTACGGCACGAGCGATCCCGTCGTCGGGACGAGCAACCTCGGCGTCTCGACGGGATCGGCGACCGACCAGCGCATTGCTCAGATCACGATCGGAGGCGGCACCGTATATGAAGGCATGATCTGGGAGTTTTTCGGCGCCATGCGGGTTAGCCGCGGCGCGACGAACACAGCCATGAACAACATGATCCGCTTCGAGTGTCCTCTTGGAACGGCACAACTAAACTCGGGCAACATTGTCCTGAACACGACCAACGGCTTCACCGGCGCGGTGCAGATCCGCGGAACGATCACATTCGGCGCGCCCGGCGCGACCTGTCCGATCTACGTCGCGGGTGAGATCATCCAGACGGCTACGGCCGCGGCGCCGGCTATCATTCTGCCAACCCCCAGCCTCGTGGCAACGGTGGACACCACGGCTGACTTCGGAATGGCGATCGAGGGCGACTCAAGCGCAGGCGTGGCGGGCACCGCGAGGGTGCCGGTCGCTGGGTATATCAGGCAGGTGTTCTAATGGTGAAAAACAGCGGTGTACGGCTTGACGCGAAAACGATTGCGGCGATCGCGGCTCTGGTGGCGGCCATCTCGGGGGGCGTGGAGATGCGCGTTCAGATCGGGCTCTTGACTCAGAAGGTCGACCGAATCGAGGCTCGGCTAGACAACATCGACCGCGTGGCGCACCGGGAGTAAGGCATGGCACGAGTTTTTGATGTTCTGTTCAACACGGGCCAGGATGAGGGGGCAGATCGAATTGCGCTCCCCGAGGGAAGCTTTCGCCTCATGCAGAACGCGCGGCTAACTCGCGACGGGCGCGTTGAGGTCCGCCCACAGTACGTCGCGCTGAACAACGACGTTTACACGGCGTGTGGCGGCGAGATGCGTGCGTTCGACTTGACGATCTATGACGACAAGCTAATCGCCTTCGGGGCCGGCTCCAGCATCAGCTCCACGCCCGGATATGCAAAGGACGTCTACACCTACCTCGGGAGCGGCGCGCCCGCCACGTGGAAGGGGTTGTTTGACGACACGATCAGCTACCCGGCGCTCCCCGTCGTCTCCGACCTGGAGATCGCCTGGCAAGCGCCGGCGGGCTTCTACGCTGACAGCCACGACGTGGCATATACGAACGGCCATGCGTGCGTCTGCATGTGCGACGTGTCCGCCACGACCGGGCGCGCGTTCGTGCTCCGAGACGGCGTGCTGCTCCAGACCAAGGTGTTCTCCAGCGTCCGATCCATGCGGGTCGTGGCCGTGGGGAACAGCTTCGTTCTCATGTCTCGCACCACGTCTGACACGGTCCAGGCTTCGACGTTCGACACGACCTCTGTTTCGAGCTGGACGGCCATGGCCGACATGAACGGGCTCACGGGCGGGGCAATCAGCGGAACTACCGGCTGGGATGCTTGCTCGATCCCGGGCTCCACCACGGACTGGCTCGTGGCCGTGCCGCGGCCGGGCTCGACGCGCGTGGAGGTTCGCCGCTACCGGATCACCACGTTCACCAGCTCCACGGTATGGTCCAACATCGATAATAACTTCGTGGGAGATCCCGGGCTCGCGACGGACGGGACGAACACGATCCTGGCCGTGCGCAACAGCTCCACGAACAACGTTGTTCTCCGGACGATCAGCAACGCGGGGGCCACCACGGCCGGCCCAACCAACGTGATTGGCGCGGGCACGGGCCACGACAATCCGATCGGCGCGCCGGCACTCTCGGTCGTCACCACGAATCGCGTTTGCATCCAGAGCCAGGTGGGGCTTACGGGCCAGGACAGCGTCTATTCCGTTCGGGACATTGACGATCACGGGCTGGTGGCCTCGGGGGTGTATGAGCAGACGCGGGTCTACTCCAAGCTGTTCAACGTGGAGCGCACGACCACGCTGGACGAGGCCTTCGGTCTGGGCACGGTGCGAACCGGCACGATCGGCGGAGTCGGCGCTCTGTACGGCACGACGATCCAGGGGACCGTTCTGGGATACCTGCTGGAGGCCCGGTTCAATTACAACGTGGCCGACTTCATGGCCCAGACGATCGTCACCAACTACCACGGCTGGCCCAGCGTGGCCGAGGACGGGGAAGGGAACTTCTGGGGGGTTGCTTCGATCTCCGACGAGTCGGGCCTTGGAATCTCGAACACCCAGCCTGGCACGCCGCAGCTGGTCAAGTTCAAGGCCGGCTCTCCCGCGCGCAAGCAGACGGCCGAGATGCAGGGCGCTCTCTACATCGCCGGCGGGTTCGTCGGCTATTACGACGGCGTCTGGCTCGTGGAGTCGGGCTTCCTGGACATTCCGCAGATCAGCTCCGTCGTGCAAGGCACGACCGGCAGCCTGACGCAGCTGGCCACCTACAAGTATTGCGCGATCTGGGAGTGGACTGACGCGCTCGGCCGCGTGCACCGCTCGGAGCCCAGCCTCATCACAGACGTCGCGCTGACCGGCTCGAACGACTCCGTGACGCTGGAGCTCCGCAGCGCCCACAGCGTGCGAAACATCGACCTCCAGGGCGCCGGCTCGCTGGTCCAGAGCGTCGTCTACCGCATCGTTCCGGACGATTCGGTGTTCTACCGCGTGGGCCAGGTTGCCCAGCTGACGGGTGAAGCCGGCTACTGCGATCCCGTCGACTTCGAGGATACCACGGCGGACGCTGACCTGGAGATCCGCCCGGTCGCCTACTTCCAGGCGCAGAAGCCCACGGTCAACGTCGCGCTGCCGTCGTGCCGGTTCATCTCCGCCGGGCGCGACCGGCTGATCCTTGGAGGCCTCCCGGATCCCTACCTCGTGGTGTTCTCCCAGCTCCCGTTCCCCGGCGAGCCGATCGAAGGGGCGGACTACTCCACCGAGCTGGCTTACCAGGCGCGGCTCCCCGAGCGCGTGACGGCCGTTTCCGGGTTCGGGGACACCTACCTGGCTTTCACGGCCTCTGCTGTCTACGAGATCCCGGGCGCCGGCCCCCAGCGCAACGGCACGGGCGAGTTTTTCGCGCCGCGGGCGATCTACTCGGACGGCGGCTGCATCGACTGGCGCTCTGTGGTCGACACGGCCAACGGGATCTTTTTCCAGCTCGCCTCGAACAAGATCTACCGCGTGACGCCGGCGGGCGCGGTGGAGTTCGTGGGGGAGCGGGTTCAAGACACGCTGACGAGCTTCCCCGTCGTGCGCGCGGCCGCGCTCTGCACCGAAAGCCAGCGGGTCGTGTTCGCGGTCGTGGACGACGACGACGATCCCACAGACGGAGGGCTGCTGGTCTACGACCTGATCCACGACGCTTGGAGCTTCGATACCATCGGCGTGACGGCCAGCCTCGTGGAGTATGAGGGCCGGATTGCCTACGTCCAGGACGGCCTGGTCTACCTGGAGGAAGCTTCCGCCGGCGTGGGCTCGGGCGCGCTGCCTACCCTCAGCCTTCGAACGGGGAGCTTCCGCCTGTTCCCCGCCTCCGGCCAGGGCACGGTGTGCAAGATCGTCCTCCAGGGAACCTACCTCGGGGACAGCACCCTGGAGGCGTTCATCTCCTACGACGACGGCAAGACCTGGACCAGCATGGGGACGGACGCGCTGACGGCGGCGAACAAGGTTAATCCGGTCAGCGGGTCGGCTGTCGTCTCCGGAGACCCAATCACGTCCGTGTTTTGCCCGCGCCGGCGGGAGGTCGACAGGTTCGCCCTGCGCTTCGACCTGACGAACGGATCCAACACTGGTGGAACCCGCTTGCATATGCTATCATTGGAAGTAGAGGCAAACGAGTTCATCACCCGCCAACCCGCAAGGAACCAGCGCTAATGGCAGGCCGACAGACCCAAACCGTAAACCAGGGCGCCAGCACGCGCGCCCGCGGGAACACCCAGCGCGCGCCGGCGGCTGCTCCCGCGTCGAACCTTCCGCCGGGCACCGTCGCAGATCCAAACTACCCGGCCGGCTTCCGGATCGTCGACCAAGCGGCCTATTCCGCTTGGCACGCCGGGAGCATCGCCAGCCAGAAGGGCGGCACGGCCGCGCAGGCCGGCGGGATCACGAACGCCACCACGGCCGGGTCCAACGACCTCCAGGCGGACATCGCCCGGCGCCAGGCCGCGGGGGAGACCCTTCGAGCTCCGACGCCCACGGGCCAATTCGACTCGGGCCGCCAGGTCGTCACCACGGACCCAGCGGCGAACCTGCGCGCGGCGCAGGCAGCCGGAGTGGGCGGGTTCAGCTCCCCGCTCACGGGCGCGCTGTCCACGGTCCAGCGCCCGGCGATCACGTCCACCGTCAAGACTCCTGCTGCTTTCACGAACATGGATCTAGGCCCGACAAGCCGGGTTGTCAACCCGTCGAAGGCGGAGCAGGGCGCAGACCAGGCGCGCGCCGCGCTCGGGCCCGCTCCCCAGATCGACATGGGGCTAGCCGACCGGCAGCAGGGCACCGTTGACGCAGCCCTGGGGCTTTCCCGCCAGGCCGTGGACGCCGCGCTCCAGCCGGTGGATCAGACCCGCCTGGATGCCTCCGTGGCGGACGCCCGGAAGCTCTTGGACGAGATGCTGAACGGGCCGAACACCGCGGCGCGGATCGGCTCCCAGACCCTCCGCTCCCAGCTGGCGCTGGCTCGCTCGGCAGCGGGCGGCCCTGGCGCCGTCGCGGGAGCCTTCCGAAACGCTCAGATGGGAGCGCCCGAGCTCCAGGCGCAGGCTACCCAGGCAGCCACGGCGGAGACGCTCCAGCGTCAGCAGGCGGCCGGGAACCTGGTGAACCAGATCCAGACGACCGAAACGAACCGGCAAACGAACGAGACCCAGCGCTTGAACGCCGCGAGCGCGGCCGCGTCCGGGTTCGCACAGGGAGCGCTGGGGGCGCGCGGCCAGGACATCCAGGTGGCGCAGGCGAACCAGCAAGCCGCGTCCAACCTCCTGAACAACGTTGCCCAGCTCACCGGAACCCAGCTGGAGCTGGACCAGCGGAACCAGGAACTGATCGGCCAGCTCGCGCGGGACGCCGCGGCCATGAACTTCAATTGGGGCCAGCTCTCGGTCCAGCAGCAAGAGGCCGAGTTCGAACGCTGGGTCAAGGTCTACGGGATCGATCAGGCTGCGGCGGCTCAGATCAAGGCCGCAGCGGCCGCGAACAAGAAAACCCCATGGGATTACATCATTCCGCTTGTCGGTGCGGCTGCGTCTGGGGGCGCGGCGGCCGCGAGAAAGCCGGGTTAATATGGCGCAGTGGGTTGCAAAGCCGGACCTCTACGGGGCCGGCGGGGGAGAGTTCATCGACGATACCGGGACGGTGTGGCCGGATCCATGGGGGACGCTCGCTCCCGAGCTGGCTCCGCCCCAGGTCCAGCAAACGGGAGAGATGCCCGCGAGCGCCGCGACGGTGCAAGACTTCCTCCAGTCCACCGCGCCCGAGCCCGCGCCGCCGGCGGCCCCCCACGAGGCTCCCGCCGCAGCTCCCCCGCTAGGCTCGCCCGAAGGCATGGCGGCCGCGCTGGAGGCTCCCATGGCTCCCACGCCCACGCCAGGCTTTGCCGAGCAGAACGCGGCCGCGGGTGGCGGCGCAGCGCCCGAGCCCCAGCCTGGGTTCGCGAACGTCAAGGAAGGCACCACGAGCTCCCGCACGTCGGAGACCGGGTCCACGGGCTTGTCCGACGAGGCACAGGCGCGCCAGGGCGCGAATATCACCCAGGTCGTGGAGGCCAAGGCCGGCGAACGAGACGCGGCCGCAGCGGTCGGCACGCTGGAGGCAGACCAGGCCGCGGCTCGCTCCAAGCAGATCATGACCGAGGCAGCACAAGGCCTCGAAAAGACGGCGGCACAGATCGCCCTGAACGATCACGTCCAGAGCCAGGTGGACGCCAAGATGAAAGCCGGCGCTGAGTGGCGCCCGGACCGGACCGAGCTCTTTCACGGGGATCGCGGCGCGGCCTTCGGGATCATGGCGGCGATCGCGGCAATGGCCGGCGCGTGGATGCAGGGCCGAGGGCTCACCCAGCAAAACCCCTACCTGCCTACGATCTTGAAGATCATTGACGATAACGCGAACGATCAGGTCCGGCGCAATTCCACCACCATGCAATTCCTCCGGGAGCAGAAGGGCGACCTTCGCGCCGCGGCTCTGGAGCTGAAGCAGCGTCAGGCAGGGTTCGCGAAACAGCGGCTCGAAGGCCTCGCCCTGAAAGACCAGTCCGACCTGATGCGCGCCGGCGTGGCCAAGACGATCGCGGCCCTCGACGCTCAGAACGCGGTCTGGGAGCAGGAGAAGCGCCAGAGCTTGGAGCGCACCGAGACGAACAAGATCGTCAAGACGTTTTCCCAGACGCAGGCCACGGGCGCAGGCCCCGCCGGCGGGGAGCGCACGCCGGACCAGGCCAAAGCACAGGGCACGTTCGACGCGATCGGGAACTTCGGCCAGAAAGCTGGGCTTATTCGGGGCCCGGATGGGAAGTGGCGCGTCGGAGGCGGCGCGTTCCCGCCCGCCGCGCTGGAGCGGATCAACCCGTTCTCTGACGACTCGATCATGGCCGCTGGCGAAGCCGCGGTGGAGGCCTACGGCCGCCTCCAGTCGGGTGGCGTGATCGGCTCGGAGGAACGCCCGGCGTTCCGGGATCAGCTCGGTCTGAACACCCTCACCAGGGCCCAGCTCGCGGCGCGGCTGAACGCGGCGGAGACGGCCCTACGCTCCCGGCTCAAGTCGACGGACGAGGCGGCACAGCGGCGGGAAACCACTGTGCCGGCCGGGTGGAAAAAGTGATTACCAGTCCGCGTCTAGGTCGAACATGTGACCTTTGGGGCAGTCCTCGAAGGTGAGCTCGAAAGACTGCTCCACGTCGTTGGACTCCGCCGCGTGGTAGCCGGGGATCCGGTTCTGGCAGTGGACGTGAAAGCTCCCCGTGTAGTTGTTCAGAATCGCCTCGTTCGCGCTCAGCAGTTGGTGCGTCATACCCAGATAGTATCAGAACCCGAAAAGCACGCAAGGAAAAACAACATGCCTGTGATGGTAGACCCCAAGACTGGGGAAGTGTTCAACAATGTCCCGGACGATGAGGTCCAGCGCGCCACGGACCAGTTCGGGCTGGTGTCGGCCGACCATTACGCCATGCTCCAGAAGTATGGCGGGATCGCAGACCAGGCCGCGGCCGCGGGCAAGACGGCGGCCAACGTCGCGACTTTCGGGCTCGCGGGCTTCGACTCGGCCGAGGACAAGCAGCAGATCCAGACCTTCAAGGAAAGCTCCCCGACCCTGGCGGCTCTGTCCGAGATCGCCGGCGCGGCCGCGCCCGGAGCTCTGGGTGGCGGCGCAGCGGGGCTCGTCATGCGTGGGCTGGGGGCCAGCGCGCGCGCGGCGCAGATCGGCGGAGTCGTGGCCGAGGAAGTGGCCCAGAGCGCGGCGATCGAGGCGGAGCACGCGCGGGAGGAAGGCCGGGGGATCGAGCTCGGGAGCGTGGTCATGGGGCTTCCGCTCGCCATGGGCGTCTCTGCCGCGGGACGGCTGGCGCGCGGCGCAGCGCGGCGGGTGCGGGGAATCCCCGAGGGTGGCCCGGCGAGCCTGCTGGACGCGGCCGAGGCGGAAGGGAACGCGCTGGCACAGGGCCGGCGAACGTCTGAGGCGCGCCGGTCGGTGGGGGCCGCGGGCTCGGGCCCGGACGGGCGTCCGCCGCTGACGGAAGACGAGGTCCGGAGCTACGCGCGCGGGCGCGACGAGATCCACGCGCAGGTCGAGCGCTTCGGGGGAGACGCGATCGAGGACGCGGCCGCGGGCACTGCGCCGGCGTTTGACGAGGTCCACAACATCAGCCTGAAAAAGAGCGACCTGGCCGGCAAGATGAACGATGCGGACCCGGAGCTGATGGCCGAGTTTGCAGACGGCCACGGAGAGGCTGTGGAAAGCCTGGCGAGCAAGCTGGAGGCCGGTGGGCACAAGGCCGCGGCGGCCCAGCTCCGGGCACACCTGGCCGAGGTTGCCCGCTACGTGGACGAGCCCGCGGATCTCAACATCTCGTGGGATCGCACCAAGCGCACGCTCGATCGCCTCCGGAGCCGGTATGGGGCGCTCGCCCGCAAGGACATCCGGGCCGAGGCCGTGGTGGACGACATTGACGAGGTCCTGGAGCCGATCCGGCAAGGCCTGGAGGACGCTGACACGTGGGGCACGTTCGCGGCCGAGAAGCAGGCCGGAGAGAACAAGCTCTGGAGCGGGGACGATGGGATCATTCGCTCGGGTGCCGTATGGCAACACGAGTTCCTGGAGCGACTCCCGGGCGCGGCGGGCCGGATGCGGCGCGGGCTCCAGGACGTGCCGGTGTTCAAGGTCCGGGGAGACGTCGTGGGCCACGCGCTCGCGATGAAACCCCGAGACTTCGCGCTGGTCATGAACGCGATGGGGAAGTGGATTGACAACGTGGAGGCCATGAGCTTGCTCAAAACGGAGCTCGGGGCCCAGAGCGTCGGCACCACGCCGATTGTGCGGCTCCAGCAAGGCTTGGAGGATATGAAGACCCTCCGAGACGAGCTGATCACGCTCCGGGAAGCGGAGAAGCGCGGGAGCGCCGTGATCGCGAAAGAGGCAGCCAAGGACAGCGCGCGCGGCACGGCGGAGATCCTGTTCGAGGCGGCCGAGGAAGTTCCCGGCCTCGGAGGCCCGTTGAAGGGCGGCCGGCGGCTGGTGGAAAAAGCCACGGGCCGGCCCCTGTTCGACGCGCCGGTCAAGCCGCCGGAACCGGAGCTGACGCGGGAGGCCGCGGGCCAGCTGATCCGCGACCGGCGGAGCCGGCTGGGCAAGCTCTCCCCGCGCGCCAAGAAACCCCGCCCTGGCGGCGCTGCGCCGGCCGCTGTGGCTCCGCTCACCTCTCTTGCGGACCAGCTGTCGGACCTCGGGGACGCGGGCTCCAGAGCGGCGCGGGGAGCCTCTGCGGCGGGCCGCGAGCCCTCGCCCGTAACTGACTCGCTGGCCGAGATCTCGGACAACAGCCGGGCGATCCAGGAGCGGGCCGCGCTCGGGCTCGTCAGCAAGGAATCCCGGCCTCCCAAGCTCCCGCCGCTGGCCGAGCGGTTCAAGGAAGGCGCCAAAGACATCGGCCAGGCGTTCCAAAACAAGATCGAGCACCTGAAGAAAGCGAACGAAGACCCCCAGGCGTTCGTGGACGGCATGGTGGACACCTTCGGGCCCATGGCTGAGGGCGGCCATGAAGACCTGTACGCCAAGGTGGTGGCCCGTGTTCAGATCGGGGTGCAATACCTGCTCGCGAACGCGCCGCCTTCGGTCGGGATCAGCATGGTGCGCCCGGACGGGATTCCGCCGGATAGCCTCGCGGTCATGAAGTGGGCCGCCATGTGGGATGGGGTGTTCAACCCGGGGAACGTCGTCTACGACGTCGCGACCGGGGACGCCACGCCCACGCAGATCCGCGCGCTGCGTGAGGTCCACCCGGACATATACGGCTCGCTCCGGGCCGAGGTCCTGAAGCAGGTCGGCCAGGCTGGCCAAAAGATTCCGTTCGAGACCCTTAGAGGCCTCGACAATCTGTTCGACATCCCAGGCGTGGCCGGACCCTCGTTCTCCCCCGGCATGACTTCGACCATGGCGCAGGCCTACGCGGCCGGCCAGAAGGTTCCGCAGCAGAGTCTTGGCGGGGAGTCGGTGCTGGCCGCGCCCGCGAGCGCCACCACCAAGTTCTCCGGCCTAGCCGGTCTTGCATAATCACCCCAACCCTGCTACCATATAGGTATATCAACGTATGGCAATCCGATCCCCTAGAATCGATCTTCACCCACCCTGCATCTCCAGGACGTTCAACGACTTCGCCAGCCCGATCGTGCTCGCCGATCAGGCGGAGCCTACACTGGCCGCCAGCCCCAACGGCGCGCCGGCGGAAGATATCAATCATCTCCCGTCCTCGATCTTCGTGGTGTGCACCACGAGCGGGACGATCACGTGGACTGACGCGCTGGGCAATTCTAATACCACGGCGGCGCTGCCAACCGGCGCGTATCCGCTCCCGTTCACCATGCGAACGATCGAGTCCGTCTCTTCGTTCGTCGGCTCAATCACCGTTTCTTGGCACCCGGAGGCCTAATGACAGACTCGCAAGTTACCGTAACAACGTCCCCTACTGCGCTGTTCACGGGCCCCGGCAAGTTCAGGCTGTGGATCAACACCGGAACCGTTCGCCTTGGAGGCGCAACCGTTGCCTATGCGACCGGGGTTGCGCCGTCCGGCGCGTTTCTCGACTTCGAGTTGGCTGCGGCCGATACCCTCTACGCAATCACGTCTGCGGGCACTGCCGACATTCGTGTTTTGAGCTGGTACTGATTCATGGTCCAGCGCAGCGCGCGCCTGTGCGCGGAACAGTGGTACAGGCTGAAAGGCGAGGACGCGGCACAGGCTCTGCTGTCGGAGTGTGCGCGTGCGATCCAGCTGAATAGCTCGCGGCGCGGGGAGGCGCTGCTTTTCGCCTCGTTGTTCGAGGGTGTCAATCTGCTGTCGTTCGACGAAAGCGGATATGAACACGACAACGACGAGGTTTTCGAGGAACTGGAGACGCCCGTGGTTCGCAACACGTGCCGCTCGATCGTCTCCACGGCCGTCTCCAAGATCACGGCGCAGGACAGCCCGCTCCCGCAGTTCATGAGCAACGGCGGGGACTGGACGACCCGCACCAAGGCTGTCAGGCTCGACCGGCTCGTCTGCGCCGAATACGAGCAGCCCCAGGGCTGTTTCGCGAACCTCCACGAGCTCTTTCGGCACGGCGCCACGCTGGCCATGGCCGCGACCGGGAGCTTTGCCGTCTTCTACTTCTCGGGCCCGGACGGGCTGATCGCGGAGCTGGACGACACGCTGACGCTCGGGGTGGAGCGCTCGGGCCGCTGGGGCCGCGTGATCGGCACGGTACGCACCACATGGTACAACGCGGAGGAAGCAATCAGTCGGTGGCCCGACTTCGAGGACGAGATCCTGAAGAACGAGCAGAAGATGCCCGACGGGATCCGCGACCTGGAGGGAGACCTCACCCCGGAACGGGGCGTGCGCGTGTGCCAGGGCTGGCGTTCGGCCCTCGGCAAGAAACACTTTGGCCGGGAGATGTTCGTCCTGAAAGACGGGACGATCTTGAAAGACAACCGGAAGTATGACCGGCGCTCGCCACCCATGGTGATCTGGGATTGGGAGCGGAGCCTGTATGGCCACTGGGGTGTTTCGCTCACGAGGACGATCTACAATCAGTGCGTCCGCATCAATCAGATCATCGCTGATGTGGACTACGCGGAACACAACAGCCCCCAGGGCCTCGTCCTCCACAAGAAAGGCGCGACGGGCCCTGGCGACACGGACAAGGTCCGAGGCTGGCAGTTCGTGGAGATCACCGGCACGGCTGACATGGCCAGCGCGTTTCAGGTGGTCATGCCCCCGAAGTATAACGAGCAATCCGTGGAGCTCTTGCTTTTCCACGAGTCGGGCGCCCACGACATCTCCGGCGTGTCGGACCAGCACACCAGCGCCAAGCGCGCCGTGGGCACCACCAGCGGCAAGCACGAAAACATGGTGGCCGCGCTGTTCACGGAGCGTTTTGCCGACAATGAACGGCGGCTGATCGACTGCCGCACCACGAGCTCCGCGCGCGTGATCGTGTGGTGCCTCCAGGATCAGCTGAAGGAAGACCCGGAATACACGCGGATCTATGCGAAAGGCGATTATGTCGAGGAAGTCAAGCTGGCGGATCTGGACCTGGATCTTGATCGTTACACTGTTTCGATCGCCCCAGTGTCCGAGGACAAGCAGAGCCCGAAGGCGCGCCTGGAGCGCATGGATCAGGCCTTCGACGCTGGGCTGATTACCGGCTCGGAGCTTTTGAGCTTCCAGCAAGACTTCGACGCCAAGAGCCGCTCCAGTCTGGCCGTAGCACAAGACAACTGGCTGGAGCGTCAGATCGATAAGTGGATGCACGCCGATTCGATCGAGTATCAGGGACCGGTTCAGTGGATGGATCTCCAGAGCGCGGCGCGCATGGTCGCACAGGCGATGCTGATCGCCCGCACCAAGGGCCTACCAGACGAGCGGCTGGGGTTCTTCACCCGCTTTCTTGACGAGGTCCAGAGTTTCATCGAAAGCACAGGGGCCAAGACCTCCGCACAGGGCGCAGTGGGCGCCGGCGCCGGGCCGAGCCCGGACGAGGCGCTGGCGGTCGCCGGCGTGCCTACTGCTGGAGCTCCGCCGACTGCCCCGATCGCTTGATCTCGCGAACCATGTAGCGATGCCCCAGCTCGAACCGAGCGGCGAAGATCTCTTCCGAGAATGGCCGCTGGGGGTGTTCTTGCGCGATCTCTGACGCGAGAATGTTCAGGTTCATGTCGATTCGCTTAAAAAGCTTGCTCATACGCTTGATCTAATCCGGCGGCTTCCGCCGGTCAAGGGAGAAAACACATGGCAGTGAAAGTAGACGCGGCAGCCGAGGCCGCAGAGTTCGCGGCGCTGGTTGCAGAGCTCGAAGCCCCCGAGGTCGACGAGGACTCGGACGACGATGGGGCCGCTCCGGAAGGTGATACGTCCACCGACCCGGAAGACGAGGACGAGGAAGAGCCCGAAGGCGACGAGGACGAGCCCGAAGGCGACGAGGAAGAGCCCGACGAGGACGACGAGCTGGAGGACGAGGACGAGGACGAGGGCGAAGAGCTCACGGCGGACGAGGCGGCCGCCAAAAAGCTATTCGAGGCCGGGGACATCAAAGGCGCATGCAAGCGGCTCGGAGTCGACCCCAAGATCTTCAAGATCAACGCTCGCCAGTTCACGGCCATGCGCAAGGGCTTGGCGGACGCCACCAAACTCAGCCGGGAGGGAACGGCGGCCAAGACCCAGGCGGACAACCTGTGCCAGGCCGCGGAACAGACGTACGGGCCGATCGTCGCGGGCTTCCGGGCCTACAAGGACGGGAACCCGATGAACCTCCGTGCGGCGATCGAGCTGATGTGCGAGGACACCTTCGAAAACTTCGTGGCGACCGTGGCGCGCGCGGCCAAGGGCCTATCCCCCGAACAGGTCGAGATCGTGAAGCTCCGAAAGGAGATCCAGGATCGCGAGAACAAGGCCAAGGAAGACCAGACCAAGGCACAGGCCGAGGCCCAGAAGACGACCGAGGTTGCCCGCGTCTCCAAGCTCTTGAAAACCACCCCGCTGGCCAAGATCGACGGCGCGGCGGAAGAGATCTACGACCTGGTGGCCGCCAGCTTCGACGGCACGGGCTACGGCCTGACCGTAAAGCAGGCGTACGCGCAGGTGAAGGCCAAGCACGCCAAGATCGCCGCGGCGTTCGGCGGCAAGCTCCCGGCGGCCGGCAAGGCTGGCAAGACGGGGAAGGCCGGCAAGCGCGAAGAGCTGGCGCCCGTGCGCAAGCCCGCGGCCCCGAAGACGGCGGCCGAGCGGGAGGCGGCCGAGGCGGCCGAGTTCGCAGAGGTCCTGAAACAGGCCAAGGAAGCAACCCGCGCCGGTGAGCGGCGCAACCGTCGGAAGGGAGGCCGCTAATGGGCCAGGTGTGCGCGTATGAAGACATGGTCTATCTCCGCCCGCGGGAGGACCTGGATCGAAAGTGGGCCTCGGACACGATCTTTGCGCCCGACTCCGCGCTGACAAGCTCCGACAGTATGAACCTGTCGGACAAGAGCGCAACGGCCGTGTGTGAGGTGATCTCGATCGGGCCCGGCTCCGAGTCGTGCCCCGACCTGAAAGGCGTCTCCGTGGGGGACGTCGTGGCGCTGCCGCTGTGGAGCGCCAGCAAGGTGATCGTGCTGGACAAGGAGATCGGCCTCATGATCAAGTTCAGCGGCTTGGCCGGCGTCGTCCGAGACCTCGGCAAGCCCACGGAGTCGATCGAGGCGATCAACGATTACGTGCTGACGCGCCAGGACCGAGACGCCTTCGAAAAGCACATGCACGGCGGGCTCCCCATGCCGGAACAGTATCTCTCGGAGGGCTTCCCCGTCGACAGCGGCACGGACGGGATCGTCCGGGTCTGCCTGGAGCGTGTCATGCACGCGGGTGGCGGCCACTGGGAGACGGACAAGCACGGGCGCGTGAAGCTGAACCCGCGGCTTTGGAAGCCTCGCCAGAAGCGCGGGGAGCTCGTGGGCTTCAACCCGCTCGCCTCTTGCCGCTTCCGGCGCCATGGCCAGTTTTTCCGGCTCGTGCCGTTCGAGGACATCCAGTTCGGCTTCGACCCGGAGGCCTAAGTGGCGATCCAGAAGTTCGCAAACGGCGGGCTTCGGAAAAACGCGGGAGACCTCACCCCAGAGCTGGCCAAGCGGATCGTGGCCGCCGTGCGCAAGACGCCTCTCAGTCTGAACGCGGCGGCCAAGGCCGTGGCCATTCACCCGTCCGAGCTCCGTTACATTGTAAAGCGTGGATCGTTGCCCGGGGCTGACCCGCTCTGGGTGGACACGTCCGTCCGCATTCGGGAGCTGATCGCCGCAGCCGAGGCGCGGAACTTCCGCCGGCTCGAACGCGCGGCCACGGGCGGGGTGGTCGCAGAACGGGTGCTCCGCCCCGATCCGGACGTCCCCGGCGCAGAGCCGCGCCTGGTGGAGATCAAGGAAAAGGTAGTGCCGGCCAACGTATCAGCGCAGAGCGAGATCCAGCGCATGATCGAGGCCGACCCGTGGAAGGTGGACCCTGGAGCCGAGGACGCGCCGATCGTCTACATGGATCTCTTTTCGAGGCCGAACGAGCTCCCGCCGGAGATCTTGGAGGCCCTTCTAGCGAACGGCTGGACGCATGCTTCACTCAGCAATCAACAGCTCGGTCTCCAGGCAGGCGGGGAGCAGCAACCCGCGCTTGCTGATGCGGGCAAGCCAGCTCCAGCGTAACTACATTCGCGACCGGTCGGCGCTGATCACGTATCTCGCCGGCCGGCGTCACGGCAAAACCGAGGCCGTGGCTACTCGGATGGTGGAGAACGCGCGGCCGGGGACCATGCAGGCGTATGTTGCGCCCACGATCACCCGCGCCGGGGAGATCCTGCTCCCCATCCTGCGCCAGCTCCAGCGCGACTGCGGGCTCCAGTTCCGGCACGTCGGGGACACGGTCACATTCCCCAGCGGCGGCTCCGTGCGCCTCATGGGCATGAGCAACACGGCCGAGATCCAGAAGCTCCGCGGCGAAGACCTCCTGGCCGCCTACTTTGATGAGTGCGGCGTGCCTAAGTCGGCCCTCCTGAAAGAGGCCGTAATCTCGTGCGCGTGGGAGGCCCTACGGAGGCATCGCGGCGAGCCGGGCTCGGGCGTCAGCTTGTCGGGCACACCCGGCCCTGTGCCAGGGAACAACGCTGAATCGGAGCCTGACTTCTGGTGGCAGTGCACGACCCAGGCCGGAGCCGACGGGCGGCCCATGTATGGCGCCAGTCGTCACTTCGGGCTGATCTATGATAACCCGATCTTCCAGACGCCCGTCCTCTACAAGGGCCAGCGCATGACTAAGGCCGAGGCCTCGATCCTAGAGGACCTCGAAAACAAGCTCTACATCTCGCGCGAGGACAGCCGTTTCCGCCGCGAGGTCTTGGCGCAATGGTGCCTCCCGTCCGAGCTCCGTTGCTACTCCAGCTTCGGCAAGATCATTCTCCCGCAGAGCTCCGCGCCGTGGGGCGGCCGCTGTGTCATGGCCGTTGACTTCGGCTGGCACGACCACACCGCGATCGTGATCCTGCGGCTTGTGCCGTTCGAGGAACGATATCCCCAGCCGGACGGCTCGGTCAACGTCCTGAAAGGCGAGCGGGTCCACGTCGTCTACGCCACCAAGCGCCAGCACTGGCCGCTAGACAAGCTGGCGGAGAAGATCCGGGAGCTCCAGGTCCTCTACAGCATCGGGACGATCGTGGGCGACTCCGGAGGCGGCGCGTCGCTCCAGGTGGTGGAGAGCTTTGCCGGCTCGTTCGGCGTCCCCATGCTGCCGGCGCAGAAGTCGGGAATGGGCGTCAAGCGCGCCCGCATTCACACAATCAACGACCTGTTCGCGATCGGGCATATCTTCGTCTACGAGGACGCGGCGTGCCTCGGGGAAGAGCTGGGCTACCTCGTGTGGAACGAGGACCGAGACGATCACGACGATCGCCAGGCAGACCACTGCGCCGATGCTTTCGGCTATGGCATAATCGAGACGTACATTCCGGTCACCCAGGAACGAATCGCCAGCCAGGCCGAGCGCGAAAAAGAAGCCGCGGCCCAGCGCAAACGAGATGCTCTGAACCGCGGCCGACGTTGACGCGCACAGGTCGGGGACTCCCCGCGTGTTCCCGCTGACACGGGCCGGGGAACGGGTTGTCAGGCCCGGAGAGGACACCCCGACCTGTGCGCGTTAGCGCCGCCCGGCTTGACGCACCGTGCGAGAGGGTCTCTTGACGCTGCCCCAGACCAGCGGCCGCCGGTCAGGCTCTGTTGTAGACCCAGCGTCGACGAATCTCAGTCACCCGCGCAAGCGCTGGCGTTCTGCCGACTGATATCCGCTAGGTCGGTATCTTGATCATCGTGTGTTCTCCGTTTTCGGGTTTGGCCCCGAGTCGATCAGTAACCTAACACACGCAGCAAAGGACGCAAGCCAGATCGTCCGTCTGCGAAAACTGGAATGTTTAGGTGGGTGAAGCGGCCGTCCGACTCCACGAACTCGAACGCGAATCCGTGACTCCAGCTGGTGGGGCTGGTGTGCCGGTAGAGCGGCTGGAGCTTGGCCAGGGTTCCTGGACACCACGCGCCCTGTGCGGAGCTCGTGGCTGTTCTGCTGACGGTGCTCTGGGCTCGGTGCGTGTGGCCGTGGACCACGTTGTCCCCGACCCGTTCGAGATGGGTCGCGGCCGCGTTTTTCGAGTGGGCGAACCCATGGGTGAAGAACACCCGCCCGAGCTTGATTGTCCCGGGGACCGTCAGCCCCATGTGGAGCTGGCTGGCGCGGTAGTAGCGAATGTCCAGCTCGTCCAGCTTCAGCACGTTCCGTGGCCCGATCAGATCCAACAGAAACTCCGCATCTCGAAAGCTCGAAAAACTCCGAGCCAAGAAACGCTCCACGTGCGCCTCGTGGTTCCCCTCCAGGTAGTGGTGGGCCGCGCACGGGGTGCGCTCCCGGATCATCCGGATCAGGCGGCCCGCCGCGGCCACGTCCGCCGCGTAGCTCTCGGTGAGCTCGTGTGTGTAGTTCCGCTGGTGGGCGTTGAACGTGCCGCCACAGTCCAGGTGGTCCCCGAGCCAAACGACTTCCTTGATCTCGGGGGAGAGCTTTTCCACGTCTCGGACCATGGCGTTCGCGGCTTGCCAATCGATGTGCTCCCCGTGGGTGTCGGGGACGATCAGCCTAACGAACGCGCCGGCGGGGTGGAGGGCTGCCTCCACCGGCACGTCCACCGGCGTACGACCGACGGAAGGCCGAGCGTGGAGCTGGCGGACAATAGCTTCAAGCGTTTGCAAAGCAGAGCCCTCCACGATCGGCCATCATCGAGTTGAGAATGCACATAGCGTCTGTGACGTCGAGGGAGAGACCCTCAGGCGCGCCGGCGGCCACCAGCGCGCGTTTGACGGCCTTTTTCGCCTCGTCGCCCTTCCGGGGGACCTTGCCGAGCAAGAGCTTTCGGGCGGAGCTCTGGTTCACCGTCTCCACCACCTTGGCGTAGTCCAGCAGGCGGAGCTTCAGCGCGCCCACGAGCTCCACCACGTGCGTGTCGGGGTTGGCGGAAAAGCCGTAGCTCTCGAAGCCAACCACGTCCGGGTTCACCTCGCAGATCGCGCCGTCCACGAGCCGGAACAGCCGGCGCAGCCGGTACAGCGCGCCTTCCGCATCGCCCTTGGAGACCTGGCCGCCGTCGAATCGTCCAGTGACGACCTTGGACCAGTCCCCGCCCCAGAACGTGGGGGCCGCCGCATAGGCGAAACCCCGCACGCTCTGATC